CGTGTTCAGGTGGGAGGAGTTCACCACATGGAATAAGGCCCTTGGTGTTCCAGAGAAGTTCAGGTCGCTGGTTATAGCTGAGGAGGCGCAAGCCTACATGCGGGATGTGGTCAAGGACCTGATCCTGCGGAGGCCGGTTTGGCTGCCGAGGCTGAAACCACCGGAGCCGTGGACTGGCTGGAAGATCAAGCCGTCCGCTGACAGCCGCGTGTCCACCAACGTGTCGCTTCTGCGCACGCACAACCAAGACCAGATCAGGGCCGTCAAGGCAGCTATAGCTGACGGGACGATGGCACCGACCCTGAAGGGCATCAATGCTCTGCAGGACGTGCCGTTCCAGATCAACAGCTGGCTACTGGGTGTCATGGACGAGGTGCAGGTGAAGGGCATCCGTGTCCCGGGCTTCACCGTGGACGACAAGCTGGAGGTGCCCGAGAAGCTCCCCGAGGACCAATGGGCCGCGCTGAGCCCCGAGGAGAAGAAGCTAGCCAGCGAGACCCGCAAGTCAGCTGAGGCGCTCAACAGGCAGCGCAACGGCGACCTGACGCTGTTGGCGTTGGACATGGAGGAGGCCCACCGGTTGGAGGGCGAGACCTTCTATCTGCCAATGTCGATGGACTTCCGGGGCCGCGTATATCCGTTGCCGCGCTTCCATTTCCAGCGGGGCGACCATGTGCGGGCGTTGTTCCTGTTCAAGAACGGCGCGCCGATTACCGAAAAGGGTACATATTGGTTACAAGTACACGTAGCTAACTGTTGGGCCCAGAAGGGACCCGACGGGATCGGACTCGACAAGAAGCCAATGGACGAGAGGGTACAATGGGTGAACGAGAATATCGAGGCGATTGCGGAGCATGTGGCCGACCCAATACGGACCAGTGCGACTTCTGCCGTCAGTTTTCTGAAGGCCGACAGCCCGCTAATGTTTCTCGCGGCCTGCAAGGAGCTTGTCTCTGCTATGAGTGTTGGCCCAACCTACCAATGCCATGTTCCAGTGAGTTTCGACGGCAGCTGCTCCGGTTTACAGCATCTAAGCGCCGCAATGGGCGCGACTGAGGGAGCGTTGGTCAACCTCACGGACAACGCGGTGCCCAGCGACATCTACGCCATCGTAGCTGAAGAGGCCCGCAAGATCATCGAGGCTGACGCAAAGGCCCAGGACGAAAAGAAGCGGCTCAACGCCAACCTGTTCCTTAGCTACAAAGGCGGCAACGGGATCGACAGGAAGCTACTGAAGAGGAACTGCATGACGTTTTGCTACTCCAGTGAGGGCAGCGGCATGGGGGATCAACAGTACGAGGACCTGATGATACCGCTGCAGGCCGACGCCATCCGCAGCAAGACGCCGCATCACTTCGGCTCCCTCAAGGAACAGTCGGCAGCCGCGCGCTACATGGGCCATGTGGCCTATGGGGCCATCACGGCTGTGGTGAAGAAGCCTGCGGAGGCGATGGGCTACCTGAAGGAGCTAGCTAAGGCGCTGGCCCACGAGGGGAAGCCTGTGCGTTGGGTGACACCGGCCGGTCTGCCGTGCGTCAACCGCTACCACGACGTCCAGACTAAAGAGCTGCAGCTGTGGCTGCACAACAAGCGTATCAGTGTAGCCGTCGCCACCGGCACGGACCCTGAGATTAAGAAGGGGAAATGCCAGCGGGCGATTGCACCTAACTTCGTCCACTCGATGGACGCGGCCCATTTGTTGCTGACCGTGGGCGCGTGCGCGGACGAGGGGATCACAGACGTGGTGACTGTGCATGACTCATTTGGTTGCCTTCCGGCACATGCTGACCGGTTCAATCAAATCATTCGTGAGCAGTTTTTGTTGATGTATCAAGACCATGATGTCCTAGCCTCCTGTCAGGAGACAGCAAGGGCCGATCTGACGGAAGCAAACCACTGGCGACTGCCGCCGCTTCCCGTGAAAGGCACGCTGGACCTGAGCGAAGTCAAACGGGCGAAGTATGCCTTTGCCTAATTAGTTACACATAGGGAACCAATACCATGAACAAGCAGAACGACTCTTTCGAAGCTATCGCCGCAGACGCCGTTGACCTGCTGACCGCTATCGTTGCCGACCTGAACAACAGCGACGACCCGGGCGATCAGATGGCATCCGCCGTCATCGCGCTGACCACCGCGAGCTTCTGCGAACGCGCGATTGCTCTCGGCAGCGAGTGATGCAGCAGAACCCAGACAGGGACTACCCCATCATTGATGCGCGGAGGTCCCTGCTTGCGGCTCAGGAAGCACTAGCTGCGAAGCCGACCCCATACGCTGCCCTTGAGGTGCAAGACAAGCGGCAGCGGTGGGACGCCAAGCGCAAGCTCGAACTAGTGAAGAAGAAGGCTGCCGATGAAGAACGTAGCTGACGTCACCGACAACTCGGGAGCATGGGTCAGGATCGACCTGCGACCGGGCACTACTCTGGACGATCCTGAAATGATCATGGTCACCATCAAGGACGAGGCGCTCGCAGCCGTTACGCTCAACACAGAGCAGGTGAAGGCGCTGATTGACGGCCTTGAAGATGCGCTGTGGCTCGCGCAAAAAGCTTACTAAAGGTATCTAAAGCTTATATGGCTAAAATCACTAAAACACTTCCAGTAGCTACCGCCGTGTTCCCCAAGCTGGACAAGGTGGACGTCTATCAACCCAAGAACGCGAAAGGCCAACCTTCGGGACCCGAGAAGCGCACTTGGAATACCCGGCTCAAGTTCTCCGACGAGGATCATCGCGAGGTCGATAACTGGCTCAAGAAGCTGGCTAAGGACGCTGGCTTGAAGACCGTTACGAACTGGCCGTGGAAGACCGACAAGAAGACCGGCGAAATCACTCTGATGGTGTCATCGGGTGAGGAATACAAGCCGGGACTGTACGACGCCAAGAACAAGCCGCTCCCTGCGGATGTTGTTATCGGCGGCGGCTCGCAGCTGAAAACCAACGTCTCGCCCTTCGTCTACGAGGGCCTTGGCGGCGGCATCAAGCTGTACCTCAACGCTGTTCAGCTGATCAAGCTGGAGCGCGGTATGGGCAACGGCGTCAGCCCGTTCGATGAAGACGACAGCGGCTACGTGGCTCCGAATGAGCCCGCGAAGCCCACGTCTCCCTTCGACCCGGACACGGTTGACGAAGACGACGAGGAAGCCTTCTGACCAAGAAGCCTGCGCTAGCGCGTAGGTACCGGTCAGGCCTCGAAGAGAAGATAGCTAACCAGCTAGAAGAAGCGGGCGTGGAGTACGAGTACGAGAGCGTCAAAATCCCGTACACGATCCCCGCCCGCGAGGCGAAGTACCTGCCGGATTTCCCGATCCCAGGTACGAACATTCTCATCGAAGGCAAAGGCCATTGGGGCGGCGGGAAGTTTGGGGGCATCAAGCAAGCCTCCGCAGAGCAGCGGCAGAAGATGCTGCTTCTCAAAGAGCAACACCCGCACCTCGATATTCGCGTCGTTTACGAGCGCGCAAGTACCAAAATCTATCCCGGCTCTCCAACCAGCAACGCCGATTGGGCGACCACCCACGGCTTCAAGTTCGCTGACAAAGGGACTGTCCCTGAAAGCTGGATCACCGAAATCAAACAGCAGCAACGGAAGAGGAAGAAGAAATGAGGGTGTTGGTGGCGTGCGAGTACAGCGGCACAGTTCGTGACGCTTTCATCTCGCGCGGGCACGACGCCATATCGTGCGACCTGTTACCTACGGATATTCCCGGGCCCCACTACCAAGGGGACGTGAGGGATATCCTTAAAAAAGCTGGGACCTGCTGATAGCCCACCCGCCTTGCACCTACCTGACGGTAAGCGGGCTGCACTGGAACAAGCGAAATCCTGAACGCGCAGAGTTGACCGAGGAGGCGTTGGAGTTCGTGCGCCTTCTACTGGACGCCTCGATACCGAGGATCGCCCTAGAGAACCCCGTTAGCTGCATCAGCTCCCGCATCAGGAAGCCCGATCAGATCATCCAGCCATACAATTTCGGGCACGACGCAAGCAAGAAGACGTGCCTGTGGCTGAAAGGTCTGCCGCTGCTGCGGGACACCGGGCCCTACGTGGAGCCCCGGATAGTCAACGGTAAGCCCCGCTGGGGCAACCAGACTGACAGCGGACAGAACAAACTACCTCCCAGCGCAGACCGCTGGAAACTCCGAAGCAAAACTTACACCGGCATCGCAGACGCGATGGCCCAACAATGGGGAATACTATGACGCACGCCCAATTCACCCGCGCTATGAGCCTCAGCCCGCAGCAGAAGACCATCCTTGGTCACCTGTCGCGCGACCCGAGGGGCATCAGCAACATGGAGGCTCTTGTCGTTTACAACATCAGCCGCCTGTCCGACGTTGTGCTCAAGCTGCGCCGCAAGGGCTTTGAAGTGCAGACCGAAGTGCGCGTGGACAACGCCGGTCACAAGTACAGCCGCTACACGCTGGCTGCCTAGCTAATGGACCCGATCAAACTGGAAGGCACTGAGGTGTGGCGCGAGTACGTCTACACCGATGGCTACGTTTATCGCGTTCAGAAACCGGTGACGCTTTGGATCAAATCGAAGCCTGAGGGCGACAGCCACCGGGTTCTCGATAGCGCAGGCGTCACTCACTACATCCCGAGCGGTTGGCGCATCCTCCGCTGGGACGGAAAGACGGAGTTCTAATGGCTAACTGGATGTCTAACGGCCCATGCCCCGAGTGTGGGTCCTCAGACGCCAGAGGGTCATACGACGACGGTTCGTTCTACTGCTTCGCCTGCGAGAAAACGTTCAAGGGTGATGCAGTAGACGAGCCTGTCAGCAGTGAGTGGCTCCGTGGCGAATACCTAGCGATGAAATCAAGAGGGCTCGATGAAGAGACCCTTAGGAAGGCAGGCTACCAGTACGACAAGCTAGCCAAGCTGCACATCATGAATGTGCGGGACAAGAGCGGCAAGCTGATCGGACAGAAGACACGAACACAGGACAAGGAGTTCTCATGGCAGGGGGAATGCAAGAAGGACCCGCCGATCTACTTATCATGGCTTTGGCCAGCTACCGGCCGCTCTGTGATATTGACCGAGGGCGAGATAGATTGCTTGAGCTACTGGCAAGCTTGGGGACTGAAGTATCCTGTAGGCTCCTTGCCCAACGGTACGGGGTCAGTCAAGAAAGCGATACTGAAGCATTACGAGCAGTTGTGCGCCTTCAACACTATCTATCTGAGCTTCGATAGCGACGAGCCCGGGCAGAAGGCGTTGGAGTTGGCCTGCCAGCTATTGCCGGTGGGCAAGGTCAAGATCATTCGGCTACCCGAGGATTGCAAAGATGCCAACGACGCCCTGCTCAAACACGGACCTCAGTCTCTTATTCGAGCCTACTACGATGCCCAACCTTACCGACCTGATGGCATACGGGAAGGCCGTGACTTTACAAAAGAACGGCTCAAGCGAAATCGTCGAGCTGGCTACTCTCTACCGTGGCCCCAACTCAACGATATGTGGATGGGACTCCGAGTTGCAGAAGTCACGACAATCTGCGCTGGAAGCGGCATCGGCAAGACCACCATTGCTCGCGACATCGCCTACCACATGCGCACCGAACACGGCCTCAAGATTGGAAACATCTACCTTGAGGAAGACAACGATACCAGTGTGTCCGCTTACGTCGCACGTCATCAGGGTATTCCCCTAAAGACCGTCCTAGCTAACCCAGACACCGTTAGTGACAAGGACTGGGACGCGGCGCTCGCTGCCGTGGTGTGGGACAACATGCTGTTCTACGACCACTTCGGCAGCTTGGAGTCCGACCGCCTCATTACCATGATGCGCTTCATGGCCGCGAGCGGCTGCCAGTTCATCGTGCTCGACCACATCAGCATCGTTCACTCGGGGCTGGAGAGCAACGACGAGCGCAAGGACATCGACGTCCTGATGACCAAGCTAGCTAGCTTCGTCAAGGAGACGGGCGTGGGTGTGATTGCCGTTGTGCATCTGAAGCGCGGCAAGAACTACAACGAGGGCGAACCCATTAGTCTCAACGATATGCGCGGCTCCGCGAGCATTGAACAGCTTTCGTTCAACGTTCTTGGCGTCGAGCGGGATCAACAAGACAAGGACAAGAAGCTCTTCGCACTGATGCGTTCGCTCAAGTGCCGCATTACCGGCGAGACCGGCAAGGCGGACAGGCTCAAATGGAATGTAAAGAGAGGACACTATGAACTTGCAGGACCAATCGACTTTGATGAGAGCCCGGGTGACGACGACTCACCTTTCTAACGCTGCCGACTGGCATGGTTTGCAGGCCGTGAAGGCGTATCGCCGTAAGGATATGGATGCCTTTGTGCGCCATGTGCGCGTAGCTGACCAGCTGTGGGCGGATGTGAGGGACCTGGGATGAGGTTCAGAATTGAGCTATCTGGGCTCACCACGCTCAAGTTCGTTCTTGAACGCCGCCGTCGCACCAAAGTGTTTCTTTGGTTTCATACTGAGTGGTGGGAGCACGTCGGCTACTTCGAAAAGATTGAAGAGGCGCGGGCCCGCTACGAGGAGCTTAAGGACCTACCGGAGTATCTGGAGTGAGCCGCCTTCTATTCGACATCGAAACAGACGGCTTCCTCCACGTTGCTTCCAAGGTCCACTGCATCGGCATCACTGACGTAGACGACGGGAGCATCAGCGAATATGCCCCCGCTGCGGTCAAGTATGCCGTGCAGCGGCTGGAGGAAGCCGACGAAATCATTGGCCACAACATCATCAGGTTCGACGTTCCGGCCCTGAAGAAGCTGGCTAACTTCAAACCCAAGGCGGGCCAGAAGGTCACGGACACGCTCATTGTGTCCCGGCTGAAGTACCCAGCCCTCAAGGCCTCAGACACCAACGTTCCCTCCGAGTACGTGGGGAAGCATTCGTTGGCTGCGTGGGGCCATCGGCTGGGTGAGCACAAAGGCGACTATGCGCAGATGAAGCGCGTGGAGGCCCTAGCGCTGGGCTTCACCGACGAGAAGGCTATCCAGAAGTTCATCTGGGGCACCTACTCGACGGAGATGCTGGACTACATGATGCAGGACGTTCGCGTGAATTTCCTGCTCTACCAGAAGCTCAACCCGGACAAGTACCCGCAGAAGGCCGTTGAGCTGGAGCACCGCATAGCTAAGGTTTGCGATGCTATCGAGGACGCTGGCTTCCCTTTTGACTTTAGGGCTGCCGGTGAACTCCACGTCCAACTACTGGAAAAGCAGCACGAGCTGGAGAAGCGGCTAAAGGCCGAGTTCGGTTCGTGGTGGCAGCCGATCAGCCCCGATCCCGCCAAGTGCGTCTTCATCCCGAAGCGCGACAACAAGCGGCTTGGGTATCTGGAAGGCTACCCGATCAAGAAATACAAGCTGGTAGAGTTCAACCCGGGCTCACGGGACCACATTGCCAAGGTCCTCAAGGACCGTGGTTGGAAGCCGCTCAAGTTCACACCGGGCGGATCGCCCCTGTTGGACGAAGAGACCATCGAGGGAGCCGTAGCTAAAATTCCTGAGTTAGCTGGCGTCGGGGAATACCTGATGCTGGACAAGCGGCTGTCGCAACTCACGGGCTCGAAGCAGAGCCTGATGGCTGCGATGCAGGAGGATGGGCGCATTCACGGCTCCATCAATCCCATGGGGACCATCACGGGCAGGGCGGCACACTTTAGCCCAAACCTGGGGCAGGTCCCGTCAGCTAAGAAACCATACGGCAAGGACTTCCGAGCGCTGTTCAAGATGCCACCGGGCTTCAAGCTCGTGGGCGCTGACATGCAGGGCTTGGAGCTGCGCGGTATGGCCCACTATCTCTCATTCTTCGACGGAGGAGCATATGGACGTCAGCTACTGGAAGGCGATCCCCATTGGGCAACAGTTATCGCTCTGGGACTTCTGCCTCTCGGGACAGCCCGTGATAAGCACAGCCAACTGCACACCATCCTCAGAGAGGACTGCGCAAAGCGGTTCGTCTACGCCACCATCTACGGAGGCGGGGACCTACAAGCTGGCCTTATCATTCACGAAGCTCTCCTGAATGCCCGCAGCAATGCTGGCCAAGAGGGTACCGAAGTGTACCGGGAGTTCTTTGGCGACCAACTCGCACCTGACGAGCCAACGTTGCGGGCTATTGGCGGCAAAGCGCGGGCTAACTTCTCCGCTGGCATCGAGGGCTACGGGGAGCTGACGGCCCAGCTAAAGGCGCGCGTAAAGAAGCGTGGGTACGTGAAGGGCCTAGATGGCCGCATGATCCCGCTGCGCAAAGAGCACGCTGCGTTCTCGACGTTGAACCAAAGCTGCGGCGCGATCCTCTGTAAGCAATGGGGCGCGGATGCCTTCGAGGAAATCTCGGGGCTGCTACTGCCGGGGCGTGACTTCTTCTTCTGCGCGTGGGTCCACGACGAATACCAAGTGGCCGCGCGTGAGGAATACGCCGACTGTGTGGGCGAGACGCTGGTTGCGTGCGCTCAGCGGGCCGGTGTGCCGTTCGACTTCAAGATCAGGTTGGATAGCGAGTACAGCGTGGGGGATAGCTGGGCGGATACGCACTGATGCCCGACAAGCTGAAGCGTCTTCTACACCAAGTCTACATCAAACCCATGGCCATCCAGAGCAACGTTGCCCGCAGAGACGCGGCGCTCGTAGCTATGGCTGCGTCTATGGGCCTTATCACAACACAAATTAGCTCGCATCAGTTCGGACGCGATTGGCGCATCACGAACCGGGGGCTTCTACTTCTCAACGAGGAAAACTGACAATGGTTGAAATGCAAGATTTCATCATCCTGACGCGGGAACAGATACGCGAGCTTATGGCTGAGGTCGATGAGGTGATGACTGAAGCTTACAACGAAGGCTTCGAGCACGGCCGCGCACAGGGAGCCGACGAAGGCTTCAGCGAAGGCGTGGCCGATGGCTACGACGAAGGCTACGAAGATGGCCGCAGCGATAGCAACAGCGATAGCTACAACGAGGGTTACCACGATGGCTATGACGCGGCTGTGGTGTGCGCCGCTGAGGACGCAGCGTTCAGTGAGCCCCCGCGCCCCGGGCGGGCTGAGGGTGAGCGCCTGTTCGACTAATGGAAGAAATGCACGAGTACAACGGGGACTTCACGTTCACCGTCACCGAGGGGGAGCGTGGGCCTGTCCTGCGCTTCCTCCGTGGCGGGGAGGTGGTCACTGAAATCCATTTGAGCCGCACCGGAGCCGAGAGGCTGGCTGTATCACTACTTAGGAGAACTTAAATGCCCGAACTAAATCTGAGCGACCGTGAGCGCGAAATCCTCGTGAAGACTGTGGCCGCCACGCTGGAACAATTGATCGACTGCGCGGAAGACGAGGGGCGCTTCGACGTGGCCGACTGGCTGCGAGCGTACCTGTCATGGGTGTAGCCGACTTCATCGTGGCGTGCATCGCCGCATGGGCCCTGTGTGCCATCGCAACCGCTACTGAGGACGCCGCAGACGAGCTGGCGCGTATCAGGGCGTTGCTGGAGGAAGACGATACGGATGACCAAACTACTGATTGACGGCGACGAGTACCTGTTCAAGGCCTGCGTGCTCGCTGAAACTGACATTCGCTGGGACGACCAAAACCACGTCCTGCAGGCTAACGAGAACGAGGCGTGGAAGACCTTCGTGAAGCTTGTGGCGCGGGCAGCCGAGCGGTTCGCTCTGCATCCGGTCAAGGACGTTACGCTGTGCTTCTCGGGGACCTACACCACCCCGAACTTCCGGCTAGCTATCGACCCTAGCTACAAAGCCAGCCGTCAGGGCGCGCGTAAGCCGCTTTGCTACGCCGATCTGCGCGAGACCATTGACGAACTCTACACCACCCAGACCTTCCCGGGGCTGGAGGCGGATGACGTCATGGGCATCATGGCTACACAGCCGAGGGCCAACTGCATCATCGCGTCCCAAGACAAGGACATGAAGACGATCCCCACCAAGATTTGGAGTGGTGAGGGAGCGGCGGTGACCATCACCGAGGACGAAGCCAACTACTGGCACATGTTCCAAACGCTCACCGGGGATGCCGTGGACGGCTTCAAGGGCTGCCCAGGTATGGGGCCCGTGGGGGCGCAGAAGCTTCTGGAGGACGTGAACCCGCCTGAGATTATTTGGGCGCGCGTTGTAGCTGCTTACGAGAAAAAGGGCCTGACAGAAGAGGACGCACTCCGCAACGCCCGCTTGGCACGCATTCTCCGCTGGGACGATTGGGACCGAAAGAAGAAGGAGCCCATCCTATGGACACCGGCCGCGAAGTAATCGTTTGGGAGGACCCGCTGGAAAAGCGGGCACGCGAGCTAACGCGGACGTTCCCTTACGGCCACGAGGCCTTTGGTCTCCACGGCATGATCAAGCTGGCCCTGTGGGTCGCAGAACAAGAGAAAAAGAAATGACACTCTATCTTGACCTCGATGGGGTCTTAGCTGACTTCGACAAGGCAGCCGGGGCC